ATATGGCGAAAGACGAGGGCGTCGTCGGTGACGAACCCATCAATCAGATATTTCACGCTATAAGAGCTATCATACCGAACATCATTATGCGGAATGGCGTCACCAAGGTAGATACCGAAATCGTAGAACACCGGGACTACGCGTACTTGCTCGGTCTCGGGCTTGATGATCTTGCTAAGCGTATTGATCTTGCCAGCACGTTAAGGTTGTGTGCTGTAGATGCTATGTTTATGCTTGGTATACTAAAGACCGGGCTGGCTCAAGGTGGGCAGCTTATCAACTTCGGCGACACCCTAATAGATCAGGGTCAGATATATACGGACATCGTTGACTTGGATGATTTCGTGTTTGATAGTGAGTGCAAACGCTTTCGCAAATCAGCATTTCTTGGTGATAGGAACAGAGTACCGAGACAGTTTTTGCTTGATGACGATACGTGCGACCACGATGTTGTTATGCTGTTGCCACGGTCAAAACATGCCGATGCCGGTCATAAGGTCGAAGCACTGATGCAGTCCAACATGTCAAACCAGGAGATATTCGAGTTACAGGACCTGGTTGACGTGGTTGAGATATACGTGCCCGGAGCAGAGGCCCTGATACGCATTCCCGACCCGGAGCAACTTATAACTGATGATTATATCTCTGTCAATGAGTTTTATGGACCCGATGAGGGGCCATATACGTTCATGTCGTTGACTGAAGAGATTCCCGGCAGTCCGTTCGGTGTACCGCCCGTTGGTGTGTGGTACGATTTGCATGTGGCATCGAATCGCATGATGTCGAAAACGCTTGATCAGGCCGACCGTCAGAAAGATGTGGCCGTGGTTGACCCCTCGGGGGCTGATGAAGGTGAGGACCTGCGTACCGCTCCCGATGGTGATTTCATTATCGGTAATCCAGACAGTGCTAAGGTGTTGTCGTTCGGTGGGCAGAACCAGAGTAATGAGCGAATTATTTCAACATTGCAGCATTGGTTCAATTACATGTCACAGAACCCGGAGCAACTTGCCGGTGGTGATACCGGGGCCGACACTGCGACCGAGTATGCCGGGATGCAGGAAAACGCCAATATCGGCCTTGAAGATATGCGGCTTGCCGGATACAAGGTGGCCGGTCAGGTGGCGATGAAGCACGCTTGGTATCTGCATACGGATCCGTTCATTGAATTGCCGGTATCACGTAGACTACCAGGCGGACGTTACGAGCAGTTGGTGCTAACCCCCGAGCAACGCACCGGGGACTTTCTTGAGTTTACGTTCAGCATTAAAGCAAGGTCTATGTCACGGCTTGACCCGAAAGTCAAGACACGGCGTATCCTTGAATTTGCCACGAAGCTGGTACCGTCCATAATGCAGTCTGGCATGGTGTCAATGCAGATGGGTGTGCAGTTCAATATCCCGAAGGCCATTACTGATTTGGCCGATGAGATGGGGATACTTGAAGAAGTTGGTGATTGGTTTGAAGACCCTGAGTACATGAATAGGCTACAGCTTATGATGATGATGGGACCACAACCGGCAGGTAAAGCCGGGGCTGGTTCGATGTCGATGGGTGCTATAAAACAGAATGGCGGCTATACGAGCGGCTATGATACGAGACAGTTTGGACCTGGCGGGGAGACAGCCCAGATGCAGCAGCAGGGTGCTCCACAGCCTGCGGGGATGGTGTAGATTATGGCAGTAAATCGGAATAAATATGCACAAGAAGTTGAAAAACAACTTAAAGCAGGTCGGGATATTGATAAGGCCCACGCTGAAGCCAAAAAGAGATGGAAAATAAAACAGGAGAAAAAGAAACGTAAGTCCCTGTTAGAACGGGTGGGCAGGAAACTGAAAGAAATTTATTATGGGGGCAAGACCTATTCAAATAAAAAGTACCCCGCTACTGGGAGAAAGAAATAATGCCTATTTATAGTTACATCTGTGATAGGTGTGATAACACGGAAGAAGTCAATCGCAGCATACACGCCGATGAGGTACTGCCGACATGCGATTGCGGGGCTGTGATGCGTCGTGATTTTGGGGCTGATGTGCCCACGCAGTCACACCAAGGGCGGGAGTACAGTAAACCGATCATATCAGATTCACTTGCCGTTAGTCCGTCACAGGTGGCCGAACATCGGCGACTGTTCCCGAACATAAAGATACACGATGATGGACGGCCTGAGTTTACAAACTATGCGGCACACGATGCGTACTTGAAAAAGACAGGTTTCAGAAAACAAAAGCAGAGAGTAAGACACAAATTCCGAAAAGCAGCGGTGTAATTTAACCCCTACCCTTTAAGGAGATAATCATGGGCAAAGAACACACAGAAAAGTTAAAGAAATTGGACGAGGAAGCTCTCGCAGATGAGACACTTGTTAGTTCCGTAGAGGAACGACTTGCCAATCTTGGCAATCTGACGAGACCGAAGGAAGATGACGACGACATCGACGAAGACGATGCACAGGCAGGTGACGAAGACCCTACCCCTGGTGTTGAGGATGACACACAGGCAGGTGACGACGAACCTACCCCTGGCGAGGACGAAGGCGATGGCTCGCAAGAAGTGGAGTTGCCCGATGCGTATCTACGCAGTGCGATCCACCAAGGATGGAAGAAAGAGGACGTAGAAAAGTTCTTTGGGGCGGACCCCGAACATGCGTTAGAGGTGTTGCAGAATATCCATGCGAGCACCAACAATCTAACTAAACAGTTCGCGGCTCTTGGACGACAGGTGCAGCAACCGCAGCAGGTGCAGCAACCGCAGCAGGTGCAGCAGGAAGCTGACCCTGACTTCAAGAAAATCGCCGAAGAGAACGACCTAAGCCCAGAAGTTGTAAACCTGCTCAAAGGGATGCACGAAAGCAACAAAGCTCTCAAACAGCAGATTATGCAACAGCCGCAGCAGGTACAGCAGCCACAGCAGGTGGCATCTGCCGACTATGCGGTCGAAGCCAAGGTTGATGCGTTCTTTGCAGCCACACAAACACAGGAACCGTATGCTGAGTTTTATGGCGTGGTTAAACCTGGTATGGACTGGTCTGATCTCCGGAGTGGTCAACAGAAGAACCGTTTGGCCGTTCTTAATTTGGCAGACCAGATTCTTGGTGGTGCGGCATTGAATGGTGTCAGGATGGAAGCCGAAACGGCTCTCGAAAAGGCTCATCTGTTGGTCACTGCTCCGATGCAAGAGCAGGTGATACGTGATAAGTTGAAGGGTACAGCCACCAAGCGGCGAAAGAGCATGACCATCCGACCTTCGAGCGGGAAGAAGACTGGGAAGTCTACCGCTGACGAGAAGACAAAGGGCAAGCCCAAGGATCGTGATGAGTTACTGTCCAGAACACAGGACAGACTCGTCAAAGCGTTTAAGTAAACAATAACCGTAAAGGGGGGAAAACATGGCTGTAAAGAATGCAGACCTCGCTGATCTCATACAGACTACGCTTCAGGATTTACCTAAGCAGTATTTTGAGGTCATGTGGACAAACAACGACTATGAGTTCTGCCGTATCTATCAGACAGAGCGAATGGAGATTGATGGCGGAACGAAGATCGAGCGGAAGGTGATGTTGTCACCTACTGGTAACGCAAGGTATCGGAGTCTCTTCGATACTGACGAGCCAGCGGTTGGCGACGCCCTGACTAAGATCGAGGTTCCCTGGTGTCAGATAGGCACCCATTATTCGTGGGATAAACTGGAGATTCTCCGCAATAAGAGTTCGGCTAAGGGTTTCATCAGGTTGCTCGAAACGCGGCGAATTGATGGGCTGTGGTCTCTGGCGGACCTCATCGAGGACCGTGGTTGGAAGACCCCGACTAACAGTACCGATGACCTGTACCCGTATGGTGTACCGTATTACATCAACATGCTTGATGCGGACAGCACCACTGCCGGATTTAACGGGCAGACCATCCGATTCCAGGATGCGAGTACCAGTTATATCTGTGCCGATCTTGATGCCAACGCCAATGCCAAATGGAAGAACTACGCTGCAACGTACACGAGCGTTGACAACGTCCTGTTGCGTACTTTCCGTAAGGCATTCCTGCTTACTAAGTTTAAGGCCCCGTTGTTTATCAACGACCCGGCCCAGGCCCGCAATGCGGCTAAGAGAATCTATTGTGATGCTGATGTCGCGGTGGAACTCCAAGACCTCGCGGACCAGAAGCAGGATAATCATACGGGTGCGGACGTTCTCGGTAATATCAGGGCCGATGATGCCGGTGTGGTATACGTCAACAGGCTCCCGGTTGTATATATTACCGAGCTTGATGGCGTCACCGACCCGGTGACGTCTGACGCGACCTCACCGATTTACTGTGTCAACTTCGAGAAGTTCATTCCTTATGTCCAGGATGGCTACTGGATGGAAGAGTCTGAGCCGATGACAGACCGCGGCCAACATACCACGTTTACTGTCTTTCTTGATGGTGCTCACAACAACCTGTGTACGAACCGGCGTCAGGCTGGCTTCGTAATCCACAAGCCGATCACGAGCTAATAGCTCATTGTTAGAATGAAAGGGGAATGAAATGGCACAAGGTAAAGCCAGAGTAAATTATCTCGATGAGGCTGGTATGGTTCGCCATGCTGATGGCCCAAGTTGGGATTTTTTGTATCGTGTTTCCACAGAGAGGGATACTAAGTGGAACGTGGGTGATCGAGTCGTACTACCTGATGGCAGAGAGTTTCGTTATGCGAGGTCACTCGGGACTAATGCTTTGTATGCGGCTCACGGTTGTGAGTTTTCGTACACCGGACTGGTGTCCTACACTGCGTTCGCAACAAACCATTCTGTAGGTGATTTTGAGATCACCATTCCGGCAGCTACCCACGCCGCTCTTACTGAGGACGAGTTGCGTGGTGGGTATGTGATTTTGTTTGACGGTGCAACCGATCTCGCTACCACGACTCGCGGTATTATCGGGAACGACGCGAGTGCTGCTGACGTTGCGTTTAATCTGCGGATTGACGCCTCGCTCACCAATGCGATTGTTTCCGGTACCGAGGCCGTTGAGGTCTACCGTAATCCGTATTATGGCCTTGACGTCGCTGCGGATGCGAACATGCCCAAGGCTGGTGTACCGGCGTCTTACGTCAGTGCTGCCGCCCAGTATTTCTGGGTTCAGACTAAGGGAATTTCGTGGGTTGCACCACAGGCCACTGTAACCGGTCACGGCGGTGTCGGTATTATGTGGAGACATGATGGTTCACTCGATGGTGTGGAGACAGCAATCGGTGGAACGGTACCCGCTGCTGATGGTACGCAGTATGCCGGCCATTGCGTTGCTGGTACGGCAGATGGTAACGGCCCTCTGATAAATTTGCAGGGCTAAAACCGAACTCTTG